GATCTTCAGGCGACCTTGGCTGCCCTCGACCCTGCGTACTACACCAATGCCGCATGGGTCATGTCGAACCAGACGCTCATCACGAACGTGCAGGGGATAAAGGACACCGCAGGCCGTCCGATTTTCCTGAACTTCTTCGATGGTGCAACGTCCGGCTTCATTGGAACCATGTTCGGCTTCCCAGTGAAGGTTAACCCGTTCCACCCGAACGTGGGCGTAACCAGCCCAGTTGTGACCAAGGAAGTTATCGACTTCGGTGACTTCGAGCTCGGCTATACGTTCCGCGAAGTTGCTCCTGGAATCATCTTCAAGAAGAGCGACCAGCGTTACTTCGAGTACAACCAGCTTGGCGTGGCAGCGTTCGCCCGCGTTGGCGGAGCTATCACCGATGCCGGTAACGGCCTGGTGTCCGGCGAGCCATCGGCTGTTGTATCCCTGAGCATCACCACCTAACCCAATCCCGTAGAGGGGCGATGACTTCGCCCCTCGAAAGGCCCTCTCATGGACAAGACACAAACCACACGCAAGCTCACCAAAGATGAGATTACGAAAGTCTTCCGCGTCTCGCCCCGCGAGTACGCTACCGCTGCGCCAACGATGGAACGCGCCATTCAAGGTCGATAAATGAGCTCGCTGAATTACAGAGATATAACGTCGCCTTTGGTTGAGCCAGTTAGCTTGGCACAGGCCAAAGCGCAGTGCTACGTCGATACGGGGTTCACCGCAGACGACGCCCTTATCACGTCTCTGATTACAGCCGCTCGGCAGTATGTCGAGCGCAAGATGGACCGATCCATCTTCCCGCGCAAGATGCAACTCACGCTGGACTATTTTCCCTATCCGACCTGGACACAGGGCGGGACGATCAACCCGAACGACCGCGAAGTCTGGTGGCTGGGATGGTTCTGGCAGCAGATTCTCATTAAGCTTCCACGCCCCGGCGCTCTATGGGTGTACTCGATCACGTATATCGATACGAACGGCAATCTCCAGACGCTCGCCCAAGACACGTACTATCCAGACTTCAACTCGGAACCGGGCCGTATCGTTCCTAAGCCGGGTCTCTATTGGCCATACTACGCCAGTTACTTCCCCGGCTCCGTCAAGGTCGAGTGGCTGGCTGGCACTCAAGATTTCAACACGCTGCAGATCGACACTCTGACTGTACCGGAAGTGACGAGCCCGCCCGTGCCGTACACGGTGGCACTCTCGCAGGCCTCGGCATTCATCGCTGGCACCGAGCTCTACACGGGCGGACTATGGCTCAATGACGACGACGGCTACCCGGTCGATTACACGTTCAACCCGGCCACTTATGTTCTGACCGTCGCCAGCAGCTACGCTGGCCAGACGCTTACCGCTGGCTATCGGATGGGCAACTGTCCGCAGACGGTATGCCAAGCAATGCTACTGCTTATCAGTTATTGGTACTACAACCGCAACTCAGCCGACCCGACCCCGACCAAGGCAATTGAGATGGGCGTCGATGCACTTCTGGCTCCTTGGATGTTCGACACATTCAGCTTAATAGGCAGCTAGACCAAAGGAGACGTTATGTCCGTAGTCGCAGTGAAATCATTCCGAGCTTCATCCCGTGCCGCGCTGTATCAGCCGGGGCAAGTCATCTCACCAAAGGACTCTAGCTCTGGCCTTCTGCTCACCGCGTGGGTAGCTCAAGGGCTCGCTAGAGACACGAACGCGCAGGGCACGCAGAAGCGGGGCCGCAGACTATCGCCGCCCGCTGTGCATCCGTTGCACGCCGCGCGTGGTACTGCTCCTTCGAGACTATCCGCCGCCCAGACCGTAGCTCCCGTGCCTACCACGAAGCCAGCTGCTACAACTCTCGCAGCCAAGAAGTAAATGAATCTGACCATATTCAAACCGGGGCTGCCGGTGCGCCAGATAACCATCACCGCTCCGAGCGGTGCCCGTGATGCGTTCGGACAATCCAACTCGACATGGTCCATGATTCTGACCACACGGGCGACTATCGAGGATAGTAGCTCGCTCACGTTCAAGTATGCCTTTCAGAATAACGTCTTGGCATCTAACGCGACCTTTGCCATAACCCTGCGCTGCCCATCGGTCGATATATTGCCGGGGATGCAGGCGCAGTATGGTGATCGTAACTTCGTCATCCAAGCCGTTAACGATGTTGACATGCGGCATTTCAAGCTAGTCCTGGCTTGCGTCGGACAGGACATCGGGAGTCTCTAATGCCTGATGAGTTCGGATTCTCGATAGATACGACCGAGTGGGAAGCCGAGCTAAACAAGCTCGAATCCAAGGTTCGCAAGGCCGCTATCAAGAAGGCTCTGCTGGCAGGCGGCGAAGTGATTCAGGTCGCAATGATAGCTCTCGCGCCAGAGCGCACAGACGAGCCAACACCCGAGTCAGATTCACTGCCTCCGGGGATTCTCAAGGCCGACATCAAGGTGGAGATACAGGCGAAGCAGAACCTAGCGCCAAGGGCAAAGATCGGCCCCGGTGAAATCTCCGGTCACGTCGGCAGGTGGATCGAACAAGGCTGGGACTTGACCACTGGTGGACGCAAGGGCAAGGGTGGAACGTTCATTCGGCACATTGAGGGCAAGCACTTCATAAGCGGTGCCTTCGATGAGGCCGCAGATGCAGCGGTCGAGGCCATGCTGCTATCGCTCGGTGAGTCGCTTGGACAAGAGACGGGCAGCGATGACGGTGGAGTGGTCGAGTAATGCTTATTACTGGGGTTGCCAATCTATTGTTGCAGCAAGCGGCGATAACTTCTGTTATCGCTGGCGGCAATGCGTTGCAACCAATCCCCGCGCCTGTGGATCAGAACTCGACCGACGACCAGTATCCGTGCATAACGTATCAAGTGGTAAGTGACAGGGCTTTAGATCGCACCACCTCCAACGGTGCGACGGATACGCGAGAGTGCCGAATCGTCTTCGATTGTCTCGCCTCGCTTAATCCTGGCGGGTACGGGATCGTCCAAGGCTTGGCCCAGGCTATCGTGACAGCCTTGGATGGTTACACGGGAACCCTCAATGATGGAACGCTGGTCTATACCGCCGAAGTTGTGAACGTGGTCGATAGCTTCCAGAACGATGCTTTCTTATCCTGCACCGCCGTCCACGTAATGTTCGTGTATCGGTTCGGCGCTTAATCATCACGCCCATTAGAGGGCCACAACCGTAGCAAGAGGACTATATTATGAGCGCATCTTCCACGAAAAGCGGCACTGGCTCAGGTGCGCTGCTGGTCATCAGCGCGACACCGGCTACCGTCGCCTCCCCTGCTCCATACCCTGCCGCACCGCCGACAGCATTCCTCACCGCGCTTACTTCGCCCCCGACCGCGAATGGCATTCCTGTTCTGTATCTCAAGGAGTACAGCATCCCGGAACAGAAGTACGCATACGACAAGATCACGAATTTGAACTCCCCGAGCGTCTTATCGATCTATGGTTCTGGTTCCGATGCAGTCGTCGAGGAAGTTCTCCCGACGGTCATCGACCCCGGCACGTTCTCCGCAACGGGCATTTTCGATCCGAGCGACCCAGGCCTGCTCGCTATTCAGGCCGCTTGGGAGTCTGGCCTGCCGAACGCTTTCCAGATCCAACTTCCGAAGATTGGATCGCAGACCACGACCGGCGACACTTACGCATTCAATGCGTTCGTAGATACCCAGCCGAACGCTGTTAACGTGTCTGTCGATAAGGCGGTCACGGTGAAGATCAGCCTCAAGCTGAACTCCATCATGACGGTTGCGCAGGGCAGCTAAAGCCGAACCATATAGGGCGCATCCCTGCGGTGCGCCCATATATCGAAGGGTAACTTATGTCCAAGCATCACCTCAAGCTTAACGGCGAGACATACTCGCTCGTCTGGGACTTCGAAGCCATCGCGCTCGCCGAAGACATCTCGGACCGTCCGCTGCTAACCGGCATCAAGGTCAGGGACATCACATCACCGACTATCTCTCTGGTGCGGGCTATGCTCTATGCCTGCATTCACACGAATCACACTGATGTTACGTGGGACCATGTCAAGGCGATGGTGACCCGGAAGACGTTTAGCGACATCTGGGTTGCTGTGCTCACGGCATGGAACGCGGGTATCGGTGAGACGGAAGAGAGTGGCGACGAAAACCCCAAGACGGCGCAAGCGTAACGAATGACGACCGCTGGGCCGAGTTGAAAGCTACAGCCCTCTACGACTTGCGCCTTAGCCTGGCTGACTTCTGGCGTCTGACCTTTCGCGAACTCAAAGTCATGATGCGGCATCGCAAGGCCGATCTGGATCGGCAGCAGATGCTCGTTAGCGTGGCGACCGCTATCGATGCTAACTACAGCGCATGTCATCCGAAAGACCCGGTGCCTCTCGACTGGCTCATGCCTAAGCCGCCGAAGACCGACCAAGAGATTGCGGAAGAGCTTGCGATGAAACTCCGCATGTTCGTGCAGAGTCAAGCCCGACCGGGAAGGTAAATACATGAAGCTGCTTCGAAATCTACTTACAGCCGCACTGCTCTTTCTCGCCACTCTGCCAGCGATGGCCACGACCGGCTATGTAACGCTGTCTTCAACGTCAGGTGTACTCGATTCGACCGGAACGGTCTTGGCGAGCGGTCAGATTAGCTTCTGCCCGGTTAACAACGGCGGGCAGGCGATCTCTTATCAGATCGATGGGCTTGGGCAGTCTATCGACGGTTGCGTCGTAACCACGGTGACATCTGGCTCGTTCTCCATCACGCTCGCGGACACGTATCTAACGAACCCAAAGAATGTGTGCTTCGCCGCTCATGTAATCGCAGAGCCTAGCGGTAAGCCGGTGCTGGGCGGTGGTTATAGCTGTATGCAGCCAGCAAGCTCGGGACAAAGCTCATGGTGCACTGACTCCGTATGCAACTGGAATCTATTCACTCCGAACGAAGCCGCCCTAGCCGTCGAGCAAGTAGGTCCGACAGGTCCGCAAGGACCGACCGGAGCCACGGGCGCGACCGGAGCTCAGGGACCCCCGGGCGTTATCTCGACATGGCCGCCCGCTGGACTAGCTAAGTCAACGGGTAGCGCGTGGGCGTCCGCTCCGACCTATGCAGACATTGTCGCCTTGTTCGGCTCTGGCTCTTGCTCTGGCTATCTGAAGAATGACGGCTCATGTTCGACTTCTGGCGGCATGGTCTACCCAGGCTCGGGCATCCCGGTCTCGACCGGCTCCGCGTGGGGAACATCTCTCACCAAGGTTGGCACCGACACCGGAGCACTCACCGCTGGCGGCAGCATCACGTCCGGTAACCCGATATGCGGCGATGCCAACGGTGGCGGTAACGGTGGAGTATGCAAGACGCCCATAGCCATCCCATTCGAGTCATCGACCACGAGCAGTTCACAAGTGCTTTGGATGTCTCAATTCACCGTCGCCTATACAGTGCCTTCGTCTTGCTCTGGCAGCAAACTATATGCGCTCACCGGAGCGACGGCCAGCGCGACCTTCACACTATACGACGTTACGACCACCACCACGCTATGCACTGCGACCTTTGCCTCGGGCGGCTCGGGCGGCACGGAATCTGCCACGTGGTCGGGCTCGGGCGGAACTATCTCCGCTGGCGACATCGTCGAGTGGATTTCTGGCTCATCGGATGTGAGCTTGCTTGGTACTGGAGGGCAGATCCTTGTCACTCGCTAAGTGGTGCGTTGCTCTCATTCTCGGTGTAGCGAGTCTAGCCCATGCGACGATAGCGCATGTACAGGGGAACTCTGTCTCTGTATCTACCACGACCACCGCTTCAGTCACCCTTGGATCGAGCGTCACCACTGGCGATACGCTCATTGCCACGGCCACCAATTCTAACAATGGTCAGGCTCCGTCGGGCATGTCTGGGTGTGGAACGACATGGTATCTAGCGCCAACCTTTAACGGCAATAACAACGTCAGCGTTTGGTACGCAGCCAACGTTCCATCAGGCTCATGCACCGTGACGGTGACGTTTGTAACGGCAGCCGGAATCAACCTCCTCGTCGATGAATACTCCGGCCTAATTATGTCTCAATACGTTTTGGAAATCATGAATCAGCCGATTCAGGGTCGCCAGAACTGCTGTACGTCCGTCTCGATAACAACTTATGGTACGAATGATCTAGTTTATGAGGTGCTCAACTTCGCAAACGGCGCGGGAAGTTGTAGCTCTCCCGGATCAGCTTCGCCATTCACTTATCGCCAATCGATATGCTCTAGTGTAGTCCGCCAAACGGATGTTCATTTATTGAGGACCGTCTGAGCGCGAGTGACCTTTTGTAGGATGTCGTTTGCTTTTGCGGTCCAGATGAAAGGCTTT